TCAGACGAGACTCGTCTGATGTCGTCCCCGGCGAATTACTCGGCATGCGCGGTCTACGATAAAGTCCTCCACGAAAACGCGCTCTATTCCTACAACATATGCCGCGAATTCATGTTCTACGAGCGCAACCGCCCCTTCTTCAGCGCGGCACTGGGGCTTGATGGGTGCGCCGACTGTAATGCGGCCCTGGGCATAATGCGGCGATACTGCGAGCTAAGGGGCATTCCCGCCGCGTCGGCGGGCTCGGCGGCAGTATCCATGATCGCGCGGTCCCTGAAGATGATGCGGCGCACAATGCTCGACGAGTTCCACGGGGCCTTCTTCAAGCGCTTCGAAAGCGCAGAGGAAGTGCTGGTTGACTTATGTTATCGGATGTTCTCGGACAACTACTTTGTCCATGTCGCTCGGCGCCAACGGCGGTCCATGGACGACTAACGGGGGCGCGATCAGGGGCGTAATCGGGGTCTCTATCTCTCCCCGTTTGGCCCGGCGAACGGGGAGCGCAATCGAGGTGATTAGGGACCCCCTATCTCTCCCCACTCGCCGGGCTAACAGGGAGCGCAATCGAGCCGATTCGAGACCCTCTACCTCTCCCCCACTCGCCCGCATTACGCGACGCGGTCGAGATGATCCAGGATCTCTATTTTTTTCTCGTTCGTCGTGAAGAACGTCAGCCAATGCTTGCCTCCAGGTAGAGTTAGCGTCCACTTGCCGCGCTGAACCATGGGGATCGGCTTGTCGTGGGCAAGTACGACAAGGGCGCCGGGAACTTCGCGATCGCCGGCGCCCATACCGGCAATCGCGTTGGCGATCTCGACTAACTTGCCGAGAAGAGCCCCGAGGCCGAATCCGTTCATGATCACTGTGCTTGGGCGCAATTCCCGCGTCGTGCGGCTGATGTCCTTGTAGGGCGGTAAGATCAGCTTGTGTTTCCGCCGCTCATCGATGATGCTCTTGCTCACAGCGACGGCCTCCGTGGGGGCTAATTCCAGCACGTCGCCAATATGGGGCATTGAGCCCAGGACCTTCTCGAGGCGCGACTTCGCCGACTGCGGCCACCAGGCGCCGCTGCCCTTAGCCGCCATGAACGCATTAACTGCGCTGGCCGGCGCCGACCGAATGGCGTTCTGGATCTTCTCCGCGACGGCGCGCGATCGGCAGGGTTCGGCATCAGGCACGTCGTAGAGGACGTAGTACACCGACAGATCGGCGAATATGGCCACGGCGGCGGCCCGCGGATCCATTATGCGGAGCCAGCCGCCGGCGGCGCCGATCAGGGCGGATACGGCAGGCCGCAGCCGATCATCCATGTCTATTACGTTGAGGGCCGCCGAGACTTTCCGCGATGACGCCGGAGCTTCCTTGTCGTCCATTTCCCGAGTATATTGAGCGGGAAAAAAGATATCACGGCGCCCCCTATTCCTCGATGGGGCGAGTGCTTCCTTCACTGCCTATTTCCCGGGTATATTGAGCGGGAACGGAAGGGCATCACGGCGGCCCTGTCTCCGTCATGACGCGGCCATCACGGATAGCGAATATGGGATCGAGCTCGAGCCGATAGTTCTGGCCGCACTTGACCAGCTCGACGGCGTAGTGTTCGCGGAGGACTTCGCGCGTGATCTTGAGCGCGGCGTCGAGCGTCCATAGGCGCGGAATCGACACGAACTTGAACTCGGCAGCGATCTGCTTACTTGCCTTCTGGATCGCCGGCAGCGCGGCCGTCAAGTTCGCCGCCAGCACAATACAGGGCACTAGTTGCGGGTCGAGGGGGCCCACGAATCCGCAGGCTTGCGCGAGGCCGCAGGCGAGTCTATGCGCCTCGTAGGAGTAAGCAAACGCAAGTTCCCGAATGTCCGCCGCTTCGGCCCCGTTGAGGCCGCGAAGGAATTCCCGTTCGGTGCGCCGAACGGCGGCAAGGGACACTTCGTCGCCTACTTGGGTGCCTCTTGTTGCCCGGACGAGGCGCGACAGATTCCTGAAGCGCTTCCTTACGCCCTTGTCGCCGTAGGTCTCGACGAAGCCCGCGTGAATCGCCTCATCGGGGACCCCATAGGTCGACGCGATGCGGAATTTCTCAAGGGCCATCCGCTCGCTTTCGGGAACATCGGCGCCGGCCTTCGACTTGGCCTGGATGGTGTTGGCCGTCGTGCCGTCGATAGTGTCGGCCGCGGCAATGGCGGCGTGACGCGCGGCCTTAATGAACCCGCCGACTCCCTTGTGGCCGCCGGAGATGTCCGTAAGGGCGGCATCCGTCGGGAACGGGACGGAATCGCCGAATATCGCGCGCCATGCCGGCTGGATTAGCTCGGCAACTGCGGCCCCGCCAGCAGTAATGAGCCCGCGGAATACGCGCTCGAAGTCGTTCTTGCTTTTGTTGCGCGCTACCATGTTCTGGATCTTCATCTCGGCGAAGGGCGAATCGGGGAGAGATGGGCGGCCGGCCGCGTCGAACTCGACGGGCAGCGACCCGGCGCCTATCTCGTTGAGCAGGGCCCATTTGCGGGTCGCCATGTAGTCGAGAATCGCAGCCTTGGTTTCCGGAAGGGAAGATGGGTTCGCCGAAATGCAGATTATGCTCTGGTGGAGCGCAACATTGCGAATGCGGCCCATCATCTGGACGCATGTTTGCGCGGGGCAGGACAGGTCGCTGAAGTAGCCGAATATTCGGGCGAATCGGGGCACCTCGAACGACACGCCGGCCGTAATGGTCGGCGAGTAGATCAGCACGTCAAGGTCGCGCCACGCCTCGTCTACATTGGCCAAGTCGCGCTTCCGGACGGAGGCGAGTGTCTCGGCACTATAGAACTTAATGCGCGCAGTGGGGTAGCGGTCGGCGAGCAGCTGGGCGAGCAACCTGCCTTCGGTCGCGCTGTTCGTCGGAATCGCAACGGGCAAGTGGGCATCGAGCGAGGCGTACAGCGCGGCGAGCCACAGGTCGCGGTTCGACGTGATGTAGTATGAGTCGGCCGTTGCGTTGCGGTTAGTATTCTCGACGATCACCGCCCCGTCAAGTCCGCGCATGCGCTCAATGACGCGCAGTGTGCGCTCGGAAAGGAAAGCGTCCATGGCGATCAGCGATTCCGAATGCGCGATGAGCCACTGGAATACGGCGAAGTCGTAGGCTTGCTCGCTAGATAGGCCGGAATCGAGCTGGTCGATGATCGACTCCGATTCGTCGAGGATCACCAGCGCGGGGCGGCCGTATGTTGCCGGATTAATGCGGTGGAGCGACTCGACCTGCACAATGAGCCGCTCGGCGACTAGCGGGCCCTTGATGTCCGAGTATACGGCGAAATCCGGGAAACTGCGGCGAATTGCCGAGGAGAACATCTGGCGGAAGGAAACGAACACTATGGGGCGCCGATCGCTGGTCCGCGGGAAGTTGGCCGCGATGTAGCGGGAGAGCTCCTTTGTTTTCCCTAGCTTCATCGGGGCCTTGACGAACATCGTGCGCGCCGGAAATGGATAATTCTCCATGCGATCTGAATCATAGCGCATGCGGCGGATCGGCGGTGGCGGCTGCTGCTCAGCAGTCGATGTTGCGGGATTAGTAGATGGGCGCGGGCAGAGCCGAGCGATACAGGGGCCGAGCACGCCGGGTTGGCGCCGGCAGCACTCGTGAATCTCGGCGCTTTGGCCAACTCGGCGGACCTTGAGCTGATAGGTATTGTCGTGGGTATGTTCTCTACCGCACAAGTCGCATTGGCTCGCGCGAAGACGCGAGAAGACGATAGTGCGCCCGACGCACTTGAGGGGCGCCTGATAAGGCCCCCAGCGCGCCTTTGTCGCCTCGATGATCTCGCGCACAGCTGCGCCGCAGATGTCCCCATCGAGATCGGAGGCCGAGGGCATCTGGGCGTCCATGTCGTCGCGCTCGAAGGCGCGGTGCGGAATCGGCGCGCACGGGGTGAGAACGAGGGAATCGAACAGGGTGGCGCCCTTCGGCAGGCGCTTGACGCGGCGCGAATTATCCTTACAGCAGCCGGCAATGCGCAGATTATGCAGAGTGCCCGCATTAACGCCGGTGTCCACGAGGGACTTGGCGCCGGGAGATAGGCGCTCGACGACTTCGCGCGAGAACCCGCACACTTCAATCGCGTCGGGGGCCATGCGCTTCAGGATAATGTGCGCCGATACCTTGCTCTTTTCTTCCGGATGATTCGATTCGCATATCACGAAGTCGCTGGACAGCAGGGACTCCCCGTAGAGCTCGTCATACACTGCCTTCGACGCGTCGACAATCTCGCCGATGAAGCGGCGGAGGCGCCCAAGGGCCTCGTTGTAGTCGGCGTCGTTGTTGACGGGGTAATCGATGTCGAATTTGAACTTCTGCGGGGCATCGGCCGGGATCACTTCATTGTAGTTGCGGGATTGGCCAGCGGGAATGGAGCGTATATAGGCCTCGACGAGCTGAACCGCGTCGCGAATTGATTCGCCGCGGAACAGGTGGTATTTGTGGCCGCCATTGGCCCAGAGGTCGTGAAGTACGACGCACTTGCCGGCGGCGACTGGGCCCGCGGCGGCGCTGGCGGCGCCTGCGGGGCCATGCCATGTAGTGAATACAGAATGAGCATTACTCATAGTTCGAATATGCTGCCTCTATCGGCAATCACTTTTACTTATACCTACGCCCGAAGGCGTCCTCGAAGTAGGCGAGGGCGCCGATCCAGTGGGGATCTGCCTCGCGGAAGAACAGCGCGGTCGAGCCCTTATCGGCGAGCACGAGGCCCGTATCTTGGGTGTTGAGCGCGCGGTCGACGCGTAGGGCCAGCTCTGGATGCGTCTGGCGCCATTCGCGCCAGAAGCAGCAGGCGGCCGTTAGTAGAGCGCTATACTTATCGGAGACGGCCGCGAAGTATTGGGGCGGCAGCTTGACTTCGGCGACATAGCCGCGGGGCACAACGCTGAGCTGGATTATAAGGGAGTCTCGGACCCCCTCGAGGGTCGCCGAGAAGCGGCCGGTTCCGGTGCGCCTAATGGTAGAGCGCACCTCGCGCGCCAGCTGCTCAGCGCGGCAACATTCCTCGAGGTTCATCGCGAGGGCCGTAAGCACAACGTGGCCAGCGGCCTGTTCGCCGCTCGTTCTCGCTATGCGGAGTTGTTCGTCCTTGGTGAGTCTCTGCATTTCAATAGATAAAAAAGATTGCTATATTTCAATATGGACGAGGCATCTTGCGAGCGTGTCGGCGAGGAGGCGCAGGCGGCGGCCGAGGCCGCGGCGGCGAGGGATGGTGCCGTTCCGCGGGGCGTGCTTATCGGCGGCGATGAGGCGCAGATGGCGCCGAGAGTCGCCGGTTCCGATACCGGCGCCGAGGCGCAGGTGGCGACGCGGGGTGCGCCAATCGCCGACATCGAGGCGCAGATGGGGGCGGTTCAGAATGCGGCGACGATCAGCGACGGGGTGGCGCAGGACATATCGGTGGCCGACATCGAGGCGCAGGCCGAACAGATTGTCGCCGAGGCCAAGGAGATCAAGTCGGAGCCCGCGGACGACCCCCTTGAGCTCCGGGAGATCTATGTGGCTGTTTGCGACATGTGGGCGGTTCATGAGGGTGCCTTGGCCGCGACCATGGACATTGCTTCGGCGGTCTTCGTGAACCTCGAGGATATTGATGTCGGGGGCGTTGTGGGCCGAATCGCCGACAGCGACCCGACTCATGGGGCGTCGATTCATGTTGTCTTGATGAATAACCGATGGCCTGAGTCCCTTGTGCGCGCCATACTCGGCAGCAAGCAGGTGAAGAGCGCCCTTATTGTTCAGCGCAATGGGGCCCTTAGCATCTATGAGGATACGATCGACGATTCGCGGCTCGCCTATGTGTTGCCCGAGGAGCTGGGAAAGATTAGCTTCCGCAGGAAGGGCTACATACCGGCGACCGTCTCGGGGCATGTTTTGCTGGAAATGAGCGAGACTCTACGGAAGGGAGCCGATCGCCGCGAAGCTGAGGACGCGCGGCACTTCTGCGTTGCGCTTCGGGCGGAAACGATGCTCGCCGCCGGCGCCTACAAGATCGTCGACGATATGTGCCGGAGATGGCAGGACATTCTCTACATCGAGCGCATGCAGAATTACGGCAAGTTTGTGGTGCAGTTCGTCGACGAGATATCAGAGCGCCGCGTGAGAGCGGCAATTTGGCACAAGGTCGTCATCGACGGCGATAATGATAGGAAAGTCGAGCATCTTATTCCGGCAGTGTGTGGGTTCGAATTCGCCCGGCACACTATCGGCGCGGCAACAAGACTCGTCGGCACGGGGGCGGTTATCCTGTTCGGGATTGATAG